TGGGAGGTCCCTTGCGGATGCGTCGGGTGAACTGACATTTATCTGCCAATTCCCGTAACACCTCCCAGGTCGCGCTAGCACAACTTCCACAGTTGTGTTTCCAATCATCACTCAGGACGGGAACTATGCCGACTAAGTCGAGACAATTCTACCAACTAGAGATAGGTGGTAGTACTCGATCGTCTGCATTTGTGCCATGGACGGACTACTCCTCGTTTGGACCTCTTTCGACGGAAACGTCGATTGGGGTTAACAACCGTTGGAATGGTTCGTACTGGGATGGTGGTAACGGCTGGAGGCTCACACGAGTTCTCCATCGTTACTCCCCCTCCAAAACCGATCCTTTTGATACCTACAACTTCAGCGGTGTAACGCTGGTAGGTAAAGGAACGACACGGATTGGAGGGCCAACGATCAGTATACCTTCATTGAGTATACCTTCGTTGTCATCGGATTCTCAGCTCAACGCTTTTGGAGCAACTGCAATTGCGCGAACTGAGCCCACTGCCCCTGCGTTTGATCTCTCCGTTGCATTAGGAGAGCTTATGCGCGAGGGTATTCCCGTAGCTCCCGGAGCTCAGGTGAGGGATAAGGTGAAGCTGGCGAAAGCCAGCGGATCCGAATACCTTAACATTGAGTTCGGGTGGCTACCTCTTGTTCGTTCGGTCAACGAGTTTGCATCTGTTGTCGAACAATCGGATGAAATCATGCGCTCCTATCAGGAGCACGCGAATATTCCGATCAAGAGATCCTACGAGTGGCCTGAGATCAGTGAATCAAAATTCACTCCGTGCAACTTCAGCTCGGAGCATACTGATCCCGGGTTCTTCACGGGAGGAGGACGATTTCAGACGGTGAAGCAGAAGCGCTGGTTTGAAGCCAGCTACATCTACTATCTACCGGTTGGATCGTCGCAGGACGCCAAAATGAGGCGACTTGCCAGTTATGCCAGGAAACTTTATGGCATCGACATGTCTCCGGAGGTTCTTTGGAATCTCGCCCCGTGGAGCTGGGCCGTCGACTGGTTCTCAAATACAGGTGATGTTTTACACAACATCTCTGCAATGGGACAAGACGGCATGGTATTGAGGTATGGCCATATCATGGAACATACCGTACGTGAAACCTCTGACTACGGAGTTCATCCGAAAGCTGGAGGTATGCATCACGTACTGACCGAAGAGTGGAAGACTCGTCGGCCATCAACGCCATTTGGATTTGGCGTATCTTTTTCTTCGCTAAGCGCGAAGCAGATCGCCATTATCTCTGCATTGGGGTTGACCCGATGGTAACAGGGATCGTGGCTTGCAGGTACAAGAAACCCTGCAGGTTTTTTACCACGTCTTGGCAATGACTGCCAAGTCCTCAACACAGGAGATGCCACATGGCTTTCGCCGATCCTCAGACAGTGACCATCAACGCGATCGGGCAGACGCTCGCTCGCACGCCTACGTTGGCGTCCTTTGGGACGTTCACGAAGGATGATGGCCTCGTTAGTCTCGTTATCTCGCACACTGCGGGAAAGCGAAACCGACACGTCGTCAAGCTCAACCACGCGAAGATTGCCGCTGACCCCCTGCTTGCAGGAGTCAACGTCAAGGCTTCTATGACCGTTCACATGGTCATCGATGCCCCCGAAACCGGGTATTCACTCGTGGAGGTGAAGCAGGTTGTGGACGGCCTCACGGCCTACCTCACTGCTTCATCCGGTGCTAACGTTACCAAGATCCTTGGTAGCGAAAGCTGACCTGACTAGTCATCAGGTTCTCCCTTGATAAGGAGCCCTGACTGAGGATATTGTGGCTATGGATACCGACCTCTCGTGAGAGAAGGCAGTATGAAAAGCCTGATGTCTCTGTGGAAAAGCCTAGCCGCGGATGCGGCCAGGCAGTGCTGTACTAGCGCCGATCGAGACGTACAAACAGTCTCGATTCGGGTGAAAGCGGAGGGAGAATCGTTCTTCACGATAACTCTTCCCGGCTTCGGAAAGGCGTTTGAACACGCCCTAGAAGTCGGCTCCATCACCCCCAATTCCTTCAGTGGATTTCACTGTCGGAAAGGTCTCCCTGTATTCCTACAAGGTTTCCTGGGGCAAATCTTTCACCCTGATGGTTCTCTGCTTGACAAGCCCAGCATTGATTGCATCTTCTCAGTGCGCCTCTTGACAGAGACGTTTGGGAAGATCGAAAGGGAGTGCACTCGTGCACGTACCAATCGCGCAATGCGCCAGTTTGTCAAGATTGAGGAAGAACTTCAAGCGATGGACACAAGTAGCTTTGAGGAGAAACTTCCCCTCTTCCACAAAGCGTCCACGCTCTTGTTTGCCGATGTATTTGCACATGTCGAGAACAGTGTTCTGGACATGCATCGGCTTCGTCATGACTACCATCATCCTCGATCATCCGACCGAGGACGATGCTCTGCTCATGACGAGCCAGCCACAGATGGATTCTTCCATCTGCTGCCCCACTCTATGCGAGTGGGTCTACCGTCAGGACTCGTCGATTGCGAAATCGTCGATCCATCCCGTCGGTTCAGGCTGGTCCCCAAGCACGGACCCGGAGCCACTGCTGACCGCCTTCGCGGCAACGCGAAGTATACGATCGGTGAGTGGCCCGTGGGACTTGAGAGTGAATTTCCTTACGGAGATTACGCTCTCCCAAGTTGGCGCAGTTACTACCAACTGGACCGTGTGAAGTTTCTCGAGCTCGGGCAGGATCGACCTGTGAAGGTCACGCCTGTCCCTAAAACGCCCAAGAACCCTCGCATCATCGCGATCGAGCCTGCCAGTATGCAATACTGTCAGCAATCTCTTGCGCATCAGTTTGTCGATGCACTCGAGAACGGAGTCCCAGGAACGCCATCCGGCGTCCCTGATCTCTGTGACCTCGCTCGCGGAATGATCGGCTTCAAGGAACAAGAGCCAAATCGGCTCTTGGCCCAACGTGGCTCGATCGATGGATCGCTGGCTACGCTCGATCTGAGCGAAGCAAGTGATCGGGTCTTGAACCGGCATGTAGTTGAACTCCTTGCTAGATTTCCGCGATTGTCTGCGGCAGTCCAAGCAACGAGATCGACGAAGGCCGATGTGCCTGGTCATGGTGTGATACCACTGGCCAAGTTCGCGTCCATGGGCTCAGCGCTCTGCTTTCCCGTCGAGAGTATGGTCTTCTTGACCATAATCATCGCCGCGATAAGTTACGAGCGGAGAGAACTACCCAACCGGAGGCTTATTCAAAGCCTCCGGGGTCAGGTGCGCGTCTACGGGGACGATATCATTGTCCCTGTAGAATATGTACCAGTCGTGATTCAGTTCCTCTCTTCCTTCGGGTTGGTTGTGAACAGTGACAAGAGCTTCTGGAATGGCAAATTCCGGGAGTCTTGTGGAGGTGACTATTACGATGGTGAATGGGTAACCCCTATTCGCCTTCGTCAAGACTTGCCTCGGTCACGGCGTGACGTCAAACAGGTCGAGAGTCTCGTCTCTTACAGAAACCAGCTTTACTTGGCTGGGTTCTGGGAGACGGCAAGGCAGCTCGATGATCGGTTACGAGTCCTGTTCAAGGATGAGTTCCCAATTGTCGAGCCATCGTCCGCAGTGCTAGGTCGGATCTCAGTGGTTTTCGATCATGAAATCCACTATGCCGACCCTGATGTTCACACACCTCTTGTTCGGGGGTATGTGCGTCGCTCTATTACACCGGAGTCACCAATCTCTGGTGAGGGTGCACTGCTCAAGTTCTTGCTCAAGTCACCTTCGGTGCCTTCGCAAGATCCAGGTCATCTGGAACGTCAAGGACGTCCCGTCGACGTTAGCATAAAACGACGGTGGATGAGACCCTATTAAGGGACTCTTGGGCTAGGAACCTTTTCTGCGCGGTTTTCTTTGGGGTCGGCCAGCCATGCTGGCCGGTTCTCCGTTGAAAACTGAGTGTATACGAAGGTGTATACTCTACCGGTTCGCCGGGCGCGCGGTTACTAGCTTGAAGGGGGC